GGGCGCCGTCAGCTCGATGAGATCACCGCTCCTCTTGTCATTGCCACCGTCCGGCACATCGAAGCCGAAGGCCATCAAGCCACACTCAAGCGGGTTCTAATGCGAACGCGAGAGATCATGGATTTAGCTGTCTGCGCTGGATACATCCAGCACAACCCTATCGATCGAGTAAGCCGCGTCTTTGCGGCGCCCATCGTTAAACCTATGCCGGCACCGCCGTGGCGCGAACTCCCGCTCGTCATGGAGACGATGAAGGACGCTCCCGCACGCATGCGCGTGCTCTTTCTTTTCTCACTCTGCTCGATGCTTCGACCAGGCGAAAACGCAAAGCTTCGCAAGTCGTGGATCGAGGCGGACGTGCTCACGATCCCAGCTGTCGAGATGAAAAAAGGTCGCGCTCATCGCGTGCCGATCACGGCTTTCATGCAAACGCTCATTAACGCAGAACAGAGGCTCTCTCCGCACCCGCGCTCAGATTTCATCTTTGCAGTCAAGCAGACTGGTAAGCACGTCAGCGCGCAAGCTCTAGCGAAGCATCTGCACTCAACAGACCTTTCCGGAAAGCTTGTAGCGCACGGTCTGCGCTCAATCGCGCGTTCATGGCTCGCTGACCACGAAACGCCCTTTGAGGTCGCAGAAGCGTGCCTTTCGCACGTCTCAGGAACAGCCGTATCGCGCGCATATCAGCGCAGTGACTACTTGGCCGCAAGGACGCCTGTAATGACGCGTTGGAGCGCTTTCATCGAGAAGCATGTGCCTAGCCCTATGTTCTACAGCTATAAAACGCAGGTCTAGAAACGTGCTTTTGATGACCGAATATCAGCGGAACATTTACTGAGCACGGTAATACTTCAGGGATGCAATGCACTGGAGCATTTACTGGGGAAGCACGCATAGGCTTGAACTCTAATCAAGGTGGCGCTTGGGACGGAGGACGCGTGACGCTGAATTCTTCGCGTTCTTCGGCAGTGTACGGCGCGGCGTCTACTGTTCAGCCGCCGAGCATAGCGTTACTCGCGTGCATCAAGATTTAATGCATGGAAGCAATGCTATCGCTGGAGGCTGAACACCCGAAGATCGTCCAAACGTCGAATCAGACGACGAAGCAGTAAAAGAAAATTGAACCGCTGAGCTTTGCTTGCCATCAGCCCCGGTCAGGTAGCCGGTGTTTGAAAACGCACCTGAAATAACCTGACTATCGGCCTTGGAAGCGCCAAACTTGCCCGTTATATTCGGCGCCGAATATAACGGGACAAATTGGGCAAGATGACTATCAAGCCGCTGATATCGATGGATCCTTTTATGTCAAAAGCATTCAAGGATCCACAAAATCTGGTGGCGCTAACGACCGACGACGACAAACTGGTTTTCTCGCTTCTCGCAGCTCGTCTGTCTTCGGCTCTTCTTCAGGCGTTCAACCACCAAGCATTGCCCTGATACCTTGTATCAAAATTTGATACAGGGGAGTAGCGCCATCGATGGAGGTTGAACGGTTGTACTGTTGCCGAAGATTTCGTTAGCACCAGAAGCGTCTAATTCCAAACGGAAATTTGAACCATTGCTATTACCACTATAAGCTTTATCACCTACATTAACGGGCTTGAGCGCCCCATTTTGTTCATAAAGTAAGCCGTTCCAAGGCGTAGGTAATTTATTGATTTGACCCGTTATATTCGGTAACCCAGCTGAGTGGTAAGTGCCGACAGAACCAGTGTACGTTGTGCCTTCGAAGAAGCGACCGTTCAAATTCGGCAGGCCAAAGGTTGTCGACCCGTTGCCGGCACCGTAGATCGTACCGATAGCCGCGAAAAGGGCCGCGTAGTCGGTTCGGCTCACATTCGCGCCGTTGCAGATGAGCCAGCCGCTCGGGACCGTGCGCCCGGCGTAGTGGATGATCGTGCCGGGCGGAATTAATGCAGATAGATCCGGCCTCCCGGAAACGTTCTCCCAAACGACTGAGTCTGCGACCTTCGCCGAAGCCGCCTTCTCCTGCTTGCCAAGATATGTAGCGTCGTTTTTCCTCTTGAAATGTTTGAGACCCGACGCATCCAAATATCCAGCCATGTCTTTTCCTCTTGAAAAAACCCCGCTAAGGCCGTGAACCTTGCGGGGTTTGCTTTTTTGTGCAATTGATTGGGTGACGCTCAGGCGGCTTTGCCCCCTGAAAACAACCTTGAGAGTGTCATGGTGAATCCTCCGTTTTTAAACGGGGGAGCTTCAACTTAGGCGCTAAACAAGGCATCGATTTCGGAATTACTTAGTGTCGTCATTCCGATGTTCGTTCGAGCCTGCAACTGCTCTTCAGTCGTAAGCGTCTGAGCAACGTACTTCACGCTATTGCTCTGATTCGCTTGTTGCGCGTAATACTTCGCAGAATACTCTGCTGTAGCGCCTTCGCCTTCAACCGGGCCGCCCTCTTTTGAAGCCCAGTCCTTCGCTTTTTGCGCAGAAGCAGACGACTCCGTTGCCTTCGTGCTTGCAGTAGTAGCACTGCCTGCCGCCGCTGTCTTTGAAGTATTAGCCGCAGATGCAGAATTGGCGGCATTTGTCTCAGACGTCTTCGCCGCCGCCGCACTGGACGCCGCCGCAGTCTGTGAAGCCTTCGCCGCATCGGCTGATGCCTTCGCCGCGCTGTTTGAACCCCCGGCCTGCTGAGCGTAGTACTTCGCCGAGTAGTCGATCTCAGCTCCATCGGGCAGGTTGTTTTCCGTCACCTTGCCGTCAGTCTTCACCGCCCATGCCTGAGCGAGCTGAGCATTCCACTTGGACGAATAGCCGTCATCGGCGACGGTGTAGTCCGTGCCGCCTTCGGTCTCTACGCCCGTCGTCCATGTCGCCCACCGCTTAGAAAGGTCACTATTGGCCTGTGATTGGGCGGCGGAGGACGCGGAGTTCTGCGCTTGCGTCGTGGCCTCGGTTACCTTTTGGGTCATCACGGCCATGTTCTGATTGATTTCTTCGCGGATGCCGTCCGTGTCGGTCACGGCCTGCCGAGCAATCTTCTTCGCCTCTTCCGCCGTCGCATTCGCCGCGCCGGCCGTGCCCACGGCCTGAGTAGCCGCAGTGCTTGCATTCTGAGCCATCGTCTTCGCGGCATTGGCCGTCGTGACGGCCTGCTGAGCCGTATTAAGCGCAGAATTGGCCGTTGTGACTGCCTGAGAGGCATTATTAGATGCCTCAGTCGCCGCAGTGACGGCATTAGCCGCGTTGCTCTCAGCCTTTTTGATGCGACCATCAAACGAATTGACGGTCGCGGTTAAGGTGTTGACCTTACCAATCGCAGAATTCGCAGTAGAGAGCGCCTCGGCCGCATTTTGCTGAGCCGTATTCGCCGTGTTGAGCGCTTCAGTAGCCTTATTCAACGCCTCGGTCGCGTCGCCCGTAGCCTCGAACATATAGTCGCCGAGGTCATTGATCGCGTCCTCTGTCTGCGTAAGGACAGACTGCCCACTTATTGCTCCGGTCGGCGTTTTGACGTAATGGAAATGAAATTCTTTTGATGCCATGCCTTACTACTCCGGCAGTTTGACAAAATAAGCGAGACGATAGAAAGGCGGACGGTCTAGCGTGAGCGTCTGCGCTTCGGATGAGCTCGTGATTGTGTGCGTATGCCCCTGCCCGCCACCGGTCGAGTTTAGATTCATCGTGTGCGAGTGCGAGCCGCCAGACGACGTTTCCCCGGACCACGTTCTCGAAGCCGCAAAGGACGCGCGAGGAGAGTCGTTTTCTGAGTCGCGGTTGTCGCAGTTGGAATAGTTCCCGTTTTGATAAAAGGCCCCCTCGACATAGCGGATCTTGTGATCGTCCACGGGGATCGCGCCTGTAATCTCCATCGTGCCGCGAGTGTGCGTATGCGCGCCCGCAGTCGATGAACTGCCTGTGTGCGTGTGCGCGGGCATCTGCTCGACCGTAAGCACCGTCTCCCCGACCGTGCCGTTGACGGTCACGCCCGGGATCGAGAGGTTGAGGCTACCTCCCGTCTGTCCCGCCTGCGCGACCGTGCTCGGCAGGAGGAACTTATCCATCAGGTTCGGGACGTTCCCGCCCAAGCCGTCTGTGCCGCCGTCGCAAAGTACGTACCGCTCGTCGGCGACGCTCTCGCCCCACGGGATCAGGCGGCGACCGTCAGAGCCGCCGAGCCGACAGTTGTAGAAAGGCGTGATCTGACCGGCGATAACGGATGGCGCATCAAGGTTCTTCCATACAGTCTTATCCGATCCGGGAGCGACTACACCCTTTGCGGTGTTGGGGCCGTTCGCTACGAGGCACCGGCACTTCGTACCCGTGGCGGAGAAGATTTCATTGCCCGGCTCATAGTCAAGTGAGGCGGAGTACTTCATGACCCCGCCTTGCTGGTAGTAAACCAAAAAGGACGAAAGCAAATTCAGTACGGAGTTAAAGTCTTCGCGTTTCGGCGGGATGCCGCCCTCACCGATAGGGCGGGAGTTCCATGCCCCCCAGCCTTCTTCTTGACTGAGTCGCCCCGCACCGGCTTCCTGAGCCGTCACAGGGACTGCGGCCTTGTCGCCGTTTTGGGCAATTGGGCACGACAAAAGATGAGGTGGATATTTGCTCATTCTTTGAACACTCTCTTCCAAACGAGAACGGCAAGACCAGCAGTCAAAGCCGTAAAACCGGCAATGCCGCACAAAATCAGCACGCCAATTACCTGAAGTAAAATTGTTTCTATGGATCGCCCGCAGTGAAGGTGATCAATAAAAGCCCCGCTTGGCCTGCACGTCAGCGGGGTTTGCTATTTCAGCAAGCTAATTCCAAAGCACACAATGGCAAAGGCTACAGCCGCGACCAAAGCGACAAGCACCCAAGCGGCCGCCTTGCCATGAGCCGGCAGATTCTTTTCGCTCAGCAACATCCGCACCTCCCGATTGATCTCCAGTAAAATCTTCATGTCTGATCCTCTTCATCAGATACGAAAAACCCCGCAAGACCGTCACTCCCTGCGGGGTTTGCTATTTCCGAAACCACTCAAGAATCTGCGAGATAGCTCCGACTATTTGTTTGAGGCCGATACCGATTCCGGCAAGCCCGATGCCATAGGCGAAAAGCTGACCGTAGAGCGGAAGATCAGGCGTCGTCATAAGTCTCACCAAGTCAAATGAAGGTAAAATATCCATATGTCCTCAGGTGAGTTGAGGTACAAACAACCCCGCAGGCCGCTACACCTGTGGGGTTTACTTTTTCCAAAGCTCTTTGATAGCCCTAACCGCCTTTGCGGTTACCAAGATCGCCACCGCATAAGCGATAACGTATATCGAGAAAGGTAGTTCTTGAGCCATATAGGGGGCCCTCACTAGCTCTAAAATTGGTTCCATTGAGCACCTGTCCAGAAGGTGGTCAAGAAAAACCCCGCTAAGGCCGCGAACCTTGCGGGGTTTGCTTTTTTCTCGCTACGTGGCTTCGCGCTGAGTGAATCACGTTTCAATCGTTCGCCCGGGGTTAAATACCCCAAAGTCAAAGGGTTGCAGATCCTGCCCGGCGAAGCCGAAGATCTTCTCGTCCGGGTAAATGATAAGAAAGTTCGTCAGCACGCCAGCGGGCCGGTTCAGCAGTCCGTAGGTTTGAAGGATCTGCGCTTGGAGATCGCTGATGGTGCCGATAACGACGATGCTTTGAATCGACATGTTCTGATAGTCGACTACGAATACCCGAGTATCTGTCAGTTGCGACAGCATGTTGTTCATCGTCGAGACCGTTGCGTTGGCGAGGTTGCATCGCGCTCGATAGAGGAGCAGAAAGCGGTAGTAATCATCATCGAAGCGGCACCACTCGCCCTTGACTTTCAGAAGCCGGGCCACGCCGACGCGCTGACCCCACCAATCAAGATAGACGCCCTGCGCGGTCTGCATGTCCGCGACCATGCCGTGCAAATCCACCATATCTTGTGTTGCGTCGATCTCCTGCCGAACCTTCTCCGCGACGCCACGGATGCGCTTCGCGTGCGCGTACTGAGACTGAATGGCGTCCGTCGTCATGTCCGCGAAGTCGGCCTCGTCGCGCACGTCATCGACGTCGAGGATGTCTTGCCAAGTCTGAGTATCAGCCATGTCGGCCTCCGAAGACTAGCGAAATGGTCTCCTCGCTGAGCGTAGGACTTTCGTCCGCGGGCACATCGATGGACGTCGCCAGCCCCCTGTTATTGAGTCCGAGGAGTATTTGATTGATCGGGCTGTCCGTGACGCTCTGGATGCATCGATAGAAGCGGCTCGCGTAGACCGTAGTCGCCAGCTTCACGCGCGGATTCGAGAGCTCGCCGAGGAAGTCCGAGATGAGCGCTTTCTTGACCTTCGACTGAGTCTCAGCGTCCATACTATCGGCGAAGAAAGTCACCTGGATCTTGAGAGCAACCGCCGTCGGCCTCACGATGTTGTACGTGTATGAGGCGTTGAAGTGCTCCGTGTCCACGTAGTTCACCTGCGTCGTTCCGACCGTCCCGCATCCGGCGCTCTTGCGCTGGAAGATCGTCTCGGCGATGGCCTCGTCGTCGCCGCCCACGATGCATACCGCGATGCTGTGCGCCGTCAAGGTGATGCCGTACTGCTGTTGCGGCTGGTTCGTGTAGTTTTCGAGGACCACGCAGTCGAGGACGCCGTCGAGCTCAGAGAGGTTCGCCTGGACGTTCGCTACGGTCCCGTTGGCGTTGACTGCATAGCTCTCGATCATGCGATTCAGCAGCTCGCCGTCCGGCTCTGCGACGCGGCCCGTGACGCCCGCGGCGGCGTTCGTCACGCTATCCCAGCCCGCTATCACGGTTACGATCTGCGTCACCGTGCCCGGTCCGATCTCGATAGCTCCGTGCTCGACGGCCGAAAAGGTCGTCTCG